GTCTTGAGGAGTAATAGAACCAGCAGCTTGACTGTCTTGAAACAAGTTAGTAACTAAGTCGCTTACGGTTCTACTTGTATCAGTCATTGTCTCTCCAAAATTATAAAAAAAAACAGAGGAGCCTGAGTCTTACCTCAAGCTCCTCTTAAGGTTTAACTTTCAGTTACGGTAGTACCACTACCAGAACCTTGAACCATAATATTAAAACCACCTGTTACAGCTACTCCCGTACTCATCGCTTTCGCAGCAAGACGGACAATAGCTTTAGGAGGTATTACTATAGGAACATTACCTGGAAAACTGAACCATCCAGTACCATTTCCTCCTCTAGCTTCATTTACAGCTACACCTGCATCGCCTTCATCGACAAATACTTCAGCGATAGTCTCGTAGGTTTCAGAACTAGCTACGCCTTGAAAACCATGACGAGCTATCTGTAAAGCAAAACCAGCTTGTGCTACAGGAGCAGCAACAGGAAGGACTGAATACCAGAAACCATGAACGTATCCAGTATGTCCAGCAGGAACTTTCCACCAACAATTACGAATACCATAATCACCAGCTTCAATGAGGCCCATATTATTACCAGCAGCATCATTAGAGAAAGTCAATGTGCCAGCAGAAGCTAAACCTGTTCCAGTAGCCGTAATATAAGCTTCGTTAATAAAGGTCCATGTAGTATCTCCTTGCTCTACTATAGTCGTGCCATCCAAAGTCATGCTTGCTTCTTTAATATTAAAAGAAGTATCCAAGCCTTTAACTTTTACAGTTTGAGCACCAGTTCCAGCAGGAGAACCATCGTCATCAGTTGAACTACCTACTACTTCAATGCCATCACCAGACGTACCAAGTTGAGTAGGACTAGCATCTAAGTTAGTAATTAATTCGTATGTTGTACCAACAGTATCATTATTACCAAATACTGTATGTAATGAAACATTTGTAACAGCTTGTGCAGCGACAGGAAGATAACTTCCAACATCAGCAATATCCGACATAGTTATTCTCCTTTCGCTTAAGAGGTTTTAAATTCAACGCAACCTTCAGGACGAATGAAGCTATGCCCCATTGCGTACTTAGCCACGATGATCCAACCTTGGTTCATAATAAGATACTCAGTTTCTACTGCAAGATTCAGAAGTTTAACTGTAGCAACCGCAGACTTGTGCATGACAAGAGCTTTAGTCGTAGAGAAGTTAGCTTCATGAGTCGTGACTCCAGTAGAATCAGAGATCGTGGTAATCGGGAGGTTGTTAGTTTTCACAATGTGAATACCAGCTACCTTCATTACTTCACCTTCAGCGAATACTCCACGTCCACCCCAATCACGGTTGATCAGGTCAGTCGTTTCTGCCATAAGGTAATATTGAGCAGGACGGATATACATATATCTGTCATCCTCAGGTACATTATTTTCATCCAACTGCTCAGCCGCATCAAACAAACCAGAGCCAAGAGTTGAACCAGAAGTACTATAAGAGGCATTCGTAAGAACTGTACCACCATTACCAGTGGTAACGAGAGTAGAGGAACGAGCACCTAATACGCCTTCTTGTAATACGTTTTTGTCCCATTGCGTACCAAGGGCAATACCAGCTTCCTTAGCATAAATAGAACGTACCTCAAAGTGAGACATAGCCTCATCGAGGTTGTTAACAAAATGATCTGCAATCAAGAGACCATCAATTGGAATGACCTTCTCATTCTTGTGAATGATAGTACCATCCAACTGTACACCAGTGGTTCCAGTATTACCACTACCATTGATATAAGCATATTCAATAGCAGCAGTCTTCCAAACCAACGGAAACTGGGCTGATACACCAGAGGAGATGGAACGAATAACGTGCTTGTCCATCGTCACAGAGGCTTGCTCAAATGCCGTCAATACTTCACCTGCATATACTTTTAAATATAATGCAGAGGAACTACCAGTGGAGTTCGCCTGACCAGTTCGGGTCATAGTTAGAACTGGTGCAGTAGTGTTAGTCACTGACATAGCGTTCTCCTATTTAAAGTTAATAAAAACTACCTGTTATACAAGTGCTAGTTTTATTTAACTTTCAACTCAGGTTATTGACCGCAGTCAGCCAGTGTTTACTTGTTTAATATATTAGCTTACAGCTTCCCTTGCGAGAAAACATCTGATCTATCTAATTTATCTAATACATCCTTGCGGAATGCAGTATCATACTCATATCTTGGATCTTTCATGGCAGTAGTTACCTGAGCAGTACTACGGAATACATCACCGCCACCCTCAGAGTCAATGTGTTTACCTCCGTAAGTCTTACCTTCCATACCTGTATCGTTCTGGTAGTCAGACTTCAATGCCTTGGCAGCCATCGTAGCAGTATTCATGTTACCACTCTGTACTGCAGCGTTATATGCCACTAACTGCTCTTGACTGTAGTTGGCCTGAGCCCACTTAGTCATCTCAGAATATATCTCATCACCACCAATAGATTGTCTAATAGTGTTACCCATTTGTATACCCACAGCTTTACGTCCTTCTATAAATTGGTCAGCTATGTCTCTGGTAACACCAGCAGACTCTAAGTTCTTATAGCTCTTATCAGATAACCCACCATTAGCAGTCCATTCTTCAGTTAGAGCTACCATGTCTATTTGTCCCTCAGCTACTGGAGGGTCTTGGGGAATACCTAAACCTTCTTGTGTTTCATCAGGGACTTTAGGTGAATGTAATTTCTTTTCTAGTTCTTCATAGCTTGCTTTAAGTTTGTCATAGTCACCACCAAATTTATCCTCTGGTGTTTCTATTGCCTCTTGTTCAACTGTTGCTCCATCATCGGCTGCCTTACCAACCATATCCTGATTGTATGCCTCCTCAACTGATAGATCAACAGTCTCACTAGGTACTGTCATAGTATCAGCCATTATTGATTATACCTCTCTCCATAGGTTTCTTTTATAGTACCATTTCGTAACTTGATTTTGGTATAAGTAGCTGGCATGGAACCACGAGTAGTTACTTCCTTCTTCTGTTCAAGGATTTCATTAACTATCTCTACGTCTTTAAGCTGTGCCTTACTAGTTACTGATCGTACTCTCTTCTCTTCTGCTTTAATCTCTTCCTTCTTGTTTGTATTTTTTACCTTAGGCATTTTCTTGTCGTTGCTCCCTTATCATTTCTCCACCTTGCGTCACTGCATTAGGTGTGCCAGCTTTAACCATCTCTGCCCTCTGTTGGGCTTGAGCTGCTTGCTGTTGTTCTTGTTGTACCTGTTCTTCAGTTTTAATTAATCCCTTCATGTCTATACCAAAGCCCGTTCCAATCCTCTTAATGTAATCTGAAACATTCAAATACTGTATCAGAGCCTCTGGGCCTATAGTACTTGCTAGTGTCTGAGTCATGGTAGCTAGTTTATTAGCATCGTTACCTCTACCTAATGCTTCAAATCCCGTAATGATAACAGGCTCTACAGTATCTTTAGGTAACTTGGGTAACTTCTCTTGCTTTTCTAAACTGTTGATGATTCTCTTAGCTAGTGGTAGTTGTAGTTCATTGGACAGAAGACTATAGATCCCTCCAAGGCTAGTCTCTAGCTCATTAGCTAGGAACCTAATTTCTTCAGCTGTAACTCTCTCAGCATCACGTTGAACACTTTGGTTTAACAGGAAGGCTGCAGCCATTCTACGCTCGATAGATTCCAGTGTCTCTCGTGCTACTCTGAAGTCATTAAACTTATCCATCTGTAGGACTGACACATCGTCTGCATTTCCTTGTCGTACCGCTAAGTTAGGAGCTTGGGATATTGTCTTTAACTTAGTTGTACCATTCGGACGTACTAAAAATATTGCCCTAGCTGCCGCAGCAGATCCCTCTAGGATAGCCTTGGAGAGTCCTTCTAGTGCCTTCAAGTCTCCAAGATATTCTTCTATAAAACCTCTTCCATAATCTTCACCATCTATCCTACTCCACCGCAGTGCTAAGTAGGGGTTCTTCTCTTTAGGTATGATACTCCTCGTTTCAGGTATAACTTTATTAGATACTTCCTGATGAATATGTACCTTACCATCTGTATGTAGTTTAACTACAGTGTATAGTTCTAATGGTTTATCATCACCATCAGCACCAGTGTTCCCCTCAGTTGGAGGGTTATGTCCAAAGATATCTCTAAACAATTCCCGGGACATCTCTTCCATTATGATAATCTCTAACACTTGTCCCTGTGGATCTCTCCGTACTACATACTGATCCAGGTGGAACACTCGTATCAGATTGTCTTTGTCTACAAATAGCAGAGCATTACCACAAATAATCAAGTGTCTCAGTGCCTCATGGAGTGGCACTCTCATTGCCTTGGCTTCTACCTCATCATTAACAGCTCTCTCCATAGAATTTAGACCTTCCTCTACAGGAGCACGTTCAGCTTCCAACTCTTGTAGTGTGAAGTCATCTATCTGGAACTTAATGAAGGGACTGTTAGGGGGGAAGAGTGTCAAGAGTAACTTGGCAGATAAATTATTTACTCCTCGTGCTCCAATACCTTGGAAGGGAGTAGGTAAATCTTGGTTCTGTGATTGATCTCTAGGTAATATAAAAGGGATGGTAACTTCTGCTCCGTCCCATGCTCTTGTTAAGAAGCACTGCCTGTCTCTTGATAAATTATCATATCTTTTACTGGCACTCTTTTCGTTAGGCAAATTGTAGTCCTGTTCCTGCAAAGGAAGCGGTATCTATACTAAGATCTCCCACATCTCTTTGAGTTAATTTACGTGCTTTACTTCTCTTGATAGCCTCAGCCAGTGAAGCAGCAGCTTGTCCACCACCACTGCCAGTGACGCTTAGTTGCTGTGAGTTAAACTGTTGGAGCTGAGCTACTCCTTGTGTTTGTACTGGAGTAGAAAATGTTGGTAACTGTGGAGGAGCGAGGAGACTACCTGCTGCTGCTGTTAGTCCAATACTAAACCCTGATGGAGCATATGGAGCTAACTGCCCGGCT